TCTGCCAGAATAATCTAATATTGCAGAATCAGTTGCGCTAACTTCTGTTATTCCTTCGTTAAATTTGTAATAAACACCTAAGTCAACTTTGTTTGATATATCATTATACTTAATGTTGTCGGTGTTAGTTCCGCCGCCTATCTGATCGCGAAAGAATCTACCAATTTGCTGTGCGTCTCTATCTGTTTTCCAATATCTAAATTCGTCGAAAGAAGCAGAAACTATGTTGCCCCAGCCTTTTCCGATATTTGTAGATCCAGTCAATGATCCTACAAGACCACCGATTGAAGCTACCATTGTTCCAGTAACTGCGTTGATAGTACTAGTAGATGCTAATTTTGATGCATGGTTGCCGTCGACATACAAATGAGAAATTGTATTACTGCCCTCAGTTTTCACTGTAAAGGCATAGTGGTGCCAGTTACTATCAGCAAGATCACTCATGCCGGTATCATGATCGAAACTTAATTCCGTGGAGCCAGAAACTGCCCTAACATGCACTAATCCTTTTGAAGCTGCTGTTTCTCCATAAACATAAGCTCTTAAAGATCCATTCGTTGCAGCATCGCCTACAAGAGAGCCTGAATTCCAAGAATGGAATACATATTCGTGATGTGTCTCCGTAGTCGAAGCCCAGCCTTCCTTTTTCATCCAGAATTCGGTCGTGATTCCCTTAACTGGATCTAATTCTAAGTTGTTTGTTCTCTGGCTGGCAGTGTGATATATATTTGCCTTTGATACGCTACTTCCAGAAGGGCCGGCCAAAAAATCGCTTTTGTAGTCTCCATTAGTATCTGCATGAGGGCCACCTTTTAGAAAAATGTATTGTGGAGTGGTAGAAAGCTTAACATTAGAACTAAAATCTCCGGTAAATGATGACGTTATGCCCATCAAAACATAGCCGTTTGACCGCGGATATTCGTTTTCGAATAGGAAGAAATCTAAATATGTACTTTCGTTTTCCCATTCGATTTTTTCAGCTTGAGATCCATCATATGGGTATGTTTGATAGATTCTCTTTATCGCAGAATCATAATATTCTTCTGCTAATCCAAAATGAGCAAAATTAGACGCAGTTGCAAAATTGACATCAGGTATAAAACGGTCGCGACGCTGGGAGTGTGCATCAATATACCTAGAAGATTCTACATTTTCGACAAGATCATTCCGAGTCTTATTTTTAATAAGCCTCAGTGAAAGTCCCTTGTCAAATAAATCTTTTATGCCCATAATTTAACCCAACCACGATTATACAACTAATTATCTTCAACTCTAAATTTGAATACTTCTTCTTGTTCTCTCCAGTCACCAGAAGTATGATAAGCGAACTTCACTCCATACATGTACCCGGGCTCTAATAAAGACATGTCTAGATCAAAATAATTACCTTCCTTGTCGTATGATAAATAAGTATGATAAGTGGTGCTGCCTGTTGAATTGTCGACAACTGTCCCTTCGTCTACCATTCTTATAATTTCATAAGAGGCGCTTGGTATTATGGTTTTTTCAATATCAGTCTTTGCAACAGTGTAAATTGTTGGACTAAAATCACGAGACCGGACAAACACTCTAAATCTGGCTTTCTCTCCTTTAGAGTAACTTGACTTTAAATTAGTTATTTTGCTGACATATTGAGTATATTGATTCCAGCCTGGCGATGTCAGAGTTTGCGGCTTAATCGTGCCTGTAGAATATTGTTTAACTCCATTAAATGGGGCACTATTGACAGAAGAACTGTACCAAACATCATAAATCGTCTTTAGCTCGCTAGAGCCAGTAAACGCAAAAGAGGCAGAATAAATACCAGTCGATACATATGCACCAGTTACATTAAAATCACCATCAGATACTACGCTAGCCGTGCACTGACTAAGCGCTAATTTTTCATCGCTAGGCTTGCTATCATCGTTTGATCCAGAATACAGGCTAACAAGAACTTTTCCAGTGCCAACATCAGGAATATTTTTAAGTTGTCCTCTGACATAATTATAAAGATAGATTGTATTCAGGTTATCTTTCGCCGGCGCAAGAGAGCTACTAAAATAAAAGTTGCCGCGGTCATCTTCTGTTCTGGAGTCCCACCTTGCTTCTATCGAAGGTCTTTTAAAGAAAAACTCACTCGATCTGGAGAAGAATCTTTTTGTATAGTAGCTCTTTGTCACACCATCCGTATTTTTTGGTGTTACACTATCTGAAGCTGTTGTATACGCCTCATAGCTAGAAGTTAAGAACACACCAATCCCATAATTTTCTTGAGTACCAGCGATCCACTCCTCGACCATAGAAGTTATATCTAATTCTACATCTTCATATCCTTTTGAGAAGTGAAAAGTATAATTTGGCATTGTTGTACCGGCAACATATGAAGATGAATGATAAACTCCTCCTATTTGTTTCCATGTAGTGGAAGTCAGTCTATTGATCCAGTTTGATCCTTTGGTCGCATCTTTTGTTTTGTCTTTATACGTTTCCATATCCAGGCCAGAGCCTTCTTCCCAAGACTGCGAAACCGCGTAAACATTAACAGAAAAATCTTCTGGCAATTGCTCAGAATGACGTGCGTTGAACATTCTTAAATAAAACTTGACACTGCCTGATACAGGTATCTCATCGTTAGTACGATGAGCAGAAATGGTATCTGTTGGAAATTTAACAAGTACTCTAGATAATTCTGCAGAAGACGTTGTTTGCTGTCCATAGATTGAAAATACTTCTAATATATCCGCGGCGCCCATATTAGAGCCAGTTGCCCGAGTTGAAAGGTCAATACCATATGCATTTGTAATTGTATTATCTTCAGTGGCGATATATTTTTTTATTCCCATTATCTAACTGTTCCTTGTATGTCTAAATTTGGATATTTTAATTCATATATAACATTTTCAGGAGCATACAAAATTCGGCCATCTGCAGATATATATTGTTTTAAATTTAATACTTCGTCTGAATACAAGCCTCCATTTTGATTAATCATTTCTACATTAGTAACGTCGACTATTTCATCTAGATTGTTTAATCTATCATAGATTTTTGTAATATATATTGGCTGCCCTATGTCTAATTTTTCTTCAAACATGCTCTGTATTTCTGATATGGCCACGTTCAACGCTTCAAGTCTGTCTGTTGATAGATCGACGACTGCAGCAAAATTAATTTTAATATTAATAATCTTAGGATCTAATATATCAATCGTATCATTTATCATCCTATATTGGTTTAGCCATGTTTTAACATTATTTTTAAGCAACGGACTTGAAGTTGTCAGATTCCTGTCTGCGTCTTCTGACAAGATATATAAATTTAAGTTTCTTTTAAAAGAATCCTGATCTCTGACTATTTTTGCTCTTTTTATGCTTCCAAAGCGAGGATGCATTCTATAGACTAGAGCCTCGTAGTCGTTAGTTGTAACGGCTCTGTTTTGTGAAGCAAAAACATCGTTAACTCTTTGTTTTAACTCGGTAATAGTTGGTACGCTCACATCGCCAGTAATTGGTTCTTCGTTGCTTACTTCTAAACTGTCCCTAACAAAAGTTATTTTTCCATTATTTGTTGCTTCACTTTTAAATATAAGCAAAGGTTCAGAAATATTTGTTAAGCCTCTCGCCGCCAAGTTCACGTTATCGGCAGTGTTTGTTCTATATCCAATTGTTAATGTTGTATTTGCCGGCGCAATACCAAATTTATCAGTTTCTAGGAGTTTTGATGGATCCAGGGTCAAATCAGTTTCGTAGTCTCTTCCGTGCATCTTCAAAACAACATTTGACGGGTGTGTGGTGCTGTCGGATTTTAAAGAAGATTCCGACCCATATCCAAATTTAATTAATATTGTGCCATTCCGATTAAAAACGCTATATCTTCTTGGAACCGAAGTGGTTACCATGATGCTAGGAACATATCTTCTTGTTCCAGGGTCTTTATTCACAACTGATCTAAATACTGTATCTTGTGACAGATAATCAACTTCAAAATATTCATGTCCCTCGGAATCAACTATAGACACTATCTCGGTTATGTTTGGATCAGATAGAGGAACTGTTAGAAATCTTGTAAAATCACCGACATTGATTGTTTCGCTATTTACCTCTCCTGACATTACGCGGCCGCGAGTTTTTACAGCATAAGCAGTGGGCTTTCCATCTTGTTCATTTGAGGTTGCAACGACAACTTCATTATCCGGATTGGCAAAGTCTATATCATCGATCAAAGTAAATATATGTCCTGCATTGGATGTAAATTTAGTTCCTTTTGACAAAACTGGTAAATAATTTGTATCCGGACCAGTGCCGACTAATTCTACAGGAGCTAGCATAAAAATAGACACAACACCAAAAGAATTAGATTTTAAAGGTTGTTTGTAGCCAACTTGTTCACCGAGTCTTAATATATTGTCATATTCTACGGCTGTGTCCAAAAAAGATTCGTTTGCTTGATAGTCCAAATAAAAAGAAAGAATATCGCCCACATATGCCACAGTATCAAACATCAAAGAGCCAAATGAGGCTTCAGAAAAATCTTTATAAGTGTCTGGATAATATCTTTTTGCGTAGTCGACTAAGCCTTTTTTAATGGTACCAAATTCTCTGTTTGTGTACTTTATTAATTTTTTATCTTTTTTGGACATGTTTAGTTAATTTCCTCAGATTGTAAAATCAACGATGTGGACAGATTTAAACTTGGCACATCATATTCTATTATTATTGACAATACGTTTGAATCTTCAGCAGTCGCGGGATCAATACCATGATTGAATTGCAGCTTATTAATTCGTATAAACGGCATGTATCTAGCCACTTGACCCTCGGTTCTTTGTCTAATACCGGAGATTGCTGCGTCGCGAGGGAGAAACAAAAAATTTCGAAGGCCGACGCCGAAATCCGGATTCATCATGCGTTCGCCTGGGGCTGTCAATAAAAGATTTTTAAAGTTTTGTTTTATCTCTTCTGTATAACTAGTAATAAGATTAAAGCTAGAATAATTGTCGTCTCTAAACAAAGGTAATTTTGGACCAATCGCGCTCATAATTTAGTTTCCTACAGCTGATCTTCACACTTTGGATCACTCAGCTTTTGCTGTTCGTCGTGCATCTTTTCTTCTATCGCATCTATAAATAGTAAGGCAATGTAAATCATACCAGGGAAGGTACTGGGTATCGTACCTGGCCAAGGATTAATGCCGCCGCCGAGGGGAATTATTGAAGGGAACAAGGCGGCCCACATTCCAGGCAATAAATAAGGCGAAGTAAATATGTCTTTCATGGTATTTTCTGCTTTTCTGATCGCCACTTCTGCGTCTCTTTCGATAGCGTCCTTCTTCTTTATTAAAGTACCCGCTTTTTCTATATAGTCCTCGTGTTCTGGCGGGAGGAGTTTACCCGACTCGTCGACAGGAATATAAGCTAAAGCTTTCGCGTCTGCATACTCTTCTTTCAGCGCCTTTAACTTATTGAACTCCTTTTTAAAGTCATTCCACTGCTTTTCTACTGCTTCGTCGCCGCCAAAAGTCGGAGGATCCTTCGTCTCAAAAATCCATTCATCAATAGGTTTCCCTTCCTCTTTTGGCGGGCCGCCGAGGGTCACAAGCTCAGATAAAACAAAATCTCCACCCTCCTCAAATCCTTCCGCGGTCCCGGGGTTGTTGGGATCCGCAGCCGATTCTCCAGGTTGCAATTTGTATTCACCATCCTTTTCTAATTTAACAATTTTTGATTCGGTCACAGGTATTTCAACAATTTTCGGCGGATCGGCTGATTTCCCGCCGACCAGCACTTCAATTGTCAACAGGCCACCGGTGTTGTTTATTAACACGTCGCTTGGACCTTTCCCGCCGAATGCGATCATGGATTCTCCAATGCCAAACGTATATGAGCCTGGGCCCAAAACTTCGAAGTTTAGTGGAGCACCTGTACCGTTCTTTATTGTCTCGCCGTTGCTTAACATAGCAGCCGGCTCCGCTGGAGTCGGCGGAATTGTAATTGTAGGAAGCATGGCTACAGCAGCTTCTGCAAACCCAACCCCTACACTAATCTGTATCTCAACCTGTTGCATAATTTGATTTGCTGCGTCAATTCCCGCTTGTATAATTTGTTTTGCAGTCGCTATGCCTTGTTTAACTGCTGCAAGAGTTGCTTGCTGAATAGCATTAGCAATATCTATAACTAGTTTTGCAGTAATGACTGCTGGGTCTGTTATCTCCACAAAACCTTTCAACACTAACAAAGGAGTCATTAAAACAATTTTTAGGATCTCTTTTGTCATGTCTAGCTCTTTGCCTCGTGTGCCGCGCTCGGAAGCCACTATATTGTTAGCTAACATGTTGGCTATTGGATCTGGTACGTGTTTGTAGTCTGCAGAATTAATAAGGGTATCAATAATCAATTGCAACGAACTCTTAGTTTCTTCTAAGACGTCAGTTGGCTCTGGTATGAACTTGGAAAGACCATCCGAAGCAACCATAGTGGCAAGTGCCATATATCGCCTCATCGGGAACAAGTAATCAAACATTAATTTAAATTCTGCTGTTTCTTTGACTTCTTTCAGCATGTTACCTGCTAAATTTTTATAGAAGAATTGGTGTGCGTTGTCTGTTAGATGTTTCATCACGTCCAAGTTCTCTAACTTTAATAA